ATATTGTCATCCTGCTGCGGGTTACCCCGGATCTTCTCAATCGTCTTGGAATCGCTCTTCCAGCCAAACTGGCCAGCCATCCGCTTGTACGCTGGCACACTCATCGGCATCACATGCACCGCCCAGTCCGCATCCTGCAAATCCGTGGTATACGCCGGCACCACAAAATACATCGGGTCCACCGCCTCAAACCCCACCCGCTTATCACCCGGATTCCAGAAGCACTTCATCACCCCGCGCCCGCTCATCAGCGTGTAATCCACCCAGGAGAGGACCTCGTCAGTAAAGTTGGTCTTCTCCCGGATCTTATAATTGAACCAGTCCTCCGCCACCTTCGTGTACGCGTTCAACTGCTGGCGCATCGGCACAAAGCTGGCCACCACATCCATACCCAGCGCCTGCTGGAGGAATAGCGGCTTGAGCTTCTCGATCGCGGTATCGATCAGCGGCCAATGCAGATCCGCGGCCTTCGGCCAGGGCTTGTTCGTCCGGCGAAGACCATGATGGCGCAACTCATACCACCGAGTCTGCCGCAGCTCCCATGGGCTCCGCTGGCCCACGGCCTCAACAATCTGCCCCTGCAACGCATTCCGCTGTTTATCGCTCATCATAAATGTCCTCCCCTCCTTTATCCCCCTACCTCGCAACCAGCAAGCGCAACCCCCTCCGGTTCAAGTGGGCCAAGCTCATCCTCCATCCGCTCCAACAGGCTCCGCCCATCCTCGCCCAGCGCCTTCATGTACTCGTCCATCCGCTTCCCGCCACCACCACAGAAGGCCAGCACCATCGCATCCGCCCGATCCGGACTGTTCACCCCGCGAGCCCTCAACTCATCCTTCCCCTCCAGCGTCAACTTTCCCTTCCCGTTCGTCCGCACCTTCCTGCTCACGAACTGCTGGAGCAATACCTCGTCGGTCCCGACCGGCCCCAGGTTCACCTTCCCCTCCTCCACCATCCGCCCGAACTCAATCCACATCTCCGCCGCCCGATTCACAAACTGATCATCCCGGATGGCCCGCTCCCCGAAATTCACCCGCCTCACATCCCACCCCTCCGCCCGGAGCGCATCGCACATGACAACACCCATGCCACCCACATCCGCGTAGATGTCCTCAGCCTTCAGCTTCCACTTCCGGAACTCACTGATGAACCGCCCCACACTGGCCATCGTGTCCTTGTCCCGCCAGCGGATCAGCCCCTTCACCGTGTTCCCATGGCGCACCACCATCACGCTCTCATCCCCGCCGGCGCTGAAATCGCAGCCCGCTGTCAACCGGTGCCCCTCTGTATCCTCCTTGGGTGGGCCACTCACCACCTTCTGCCAGTCAGCCGTCTTCACCGCGGTCAGGCTCCCGTCATCCTCCATGAACTCCGCGTAGATCATCGAGCGCACCAATGGATGACCCTCTCCCCAGCGGGCCATCTGCTCATCAATCCACTCCTTCCGGATATGCGGACAATCGTAAGCGGTAACGGTAAAGGTCTGCCACTTGCCATCATTCCTCCGGAATACATCGTAGAAGTACCCGGAGCTGCCACCCGGGCTGCTCATCAGCAGAGTCCGCGTCGGCTGGCACCGCTCCATCGACTGAAATATCCCGTCCGGAACCGCCTTCGCCTCGTCCACAATGTACATCAAGTCATTGCTCGGACCCTGCACGTGCCAGCCCTCCGCCTTCTCCGGGTTGCTGGCTGAGAATCCAATGCACCGGCTGATCAGCTCTTGGCCGTCCACCTTCTTGGGATAGAGGTATCGAATCTCGCCGTCCTTGATCGAGAATCCATTCTCCTCGCCCCCCAACCCATTGATCATCTTCCGCAGATGAGGCCACAACGCGTCGGCCACCTGTCGGTACACACCAGCAGTACACACCACCAAGCTCCCCGGCCAGCGGAGCATGTGCCATACCACCGCTGACGCCGCTACCATGCTCGTCTTGCCAGAGCCGTTCGCAGCTTTCAGAGCCACCTTCGAGTGCTTCTCGTTCAACGCCCCCAACACCGCCTCCTGCCACGCGTAGGTTTCACGTAGGCCAAGCATCATCTTGGGGAAGTTCTTCAGCTGCTGAGCCTCCTCCAAGAGCTTGCGCTGCTTCCACGCAGGGATGTGAGAACCCATTCCAAGTGAAGGGGATTTCTTGCGCTTAATTTGCTTGACGGGCATAAAATTTGGTGTGGGACGGGGAGGGGGTATATAGGTAACACCCACCCCCCTCTTGGGGGTCCTGGTCCCCCCGTGGTGTTACTTCCCCCCTCCGAAGGCTCCGAGTAGGGCTCCGGATACCGACAACTCCTTCCCTCCTTTGCCGGTATGCTCGAGCTGAGCGCGAGCTACGTAGCCTCGGGTGCGCTCGAGGAGCCATGCGGAGCCTTGCCATCCTGGGCCGCAGGAACGGACGACTGAAGATAACTCCACTTCTCCATTGAATCGGGCTTGTTCCAGTTCTGCTGCGAAAGCCGGGTTCCTGGCAAGGTAGCTTTGCCAGCCGGATCCGTTGTTCCAGAACCCACAGCCAATCGCGATCCGTTCCAAAGGAATCCCAAGGCGAGCGGCTTCAATCGCTTTTTTTGTGACTTCAGTGGAAAGGACTTTAAGGGGCCTCCCAATCTTCGCCCTGGGCTTCTCCGTGACCGTAATTTCCCTCGTTTCCTTTCCCTTTGCCATATCGGCGCATTCTCCCCCTATTCTCCCCCTTGCAACCCTTTTGTTGCTGGGAGTTGACAAGATGCGTCTTGTTTGGTTTACTTCCCCCGTGAACCGATCATTGGTTCCTTCCTACACTATGAAAACACGCTCTAAACTCCTCCGCGCTCTAGCCTTCCTAGCGCTTCACCTCCTCCTCCTCCCGGTAATCTGGCTCCTCGCCGATGCTTTGATCGGAGGTGCAAATTGACTCTTTACCGTTGCAACGGCTTCCGCTCCGTCCGCTCCGATTCTATCCGGGACGCCGCCGGGGTTTTCGCGAAACGTGCCGCCCGGCGTGCTTTCGGTCGCCGGGGATATGTCCGAACCATGGTTGAAGATTCCTACACCCGGAACCTGTCTATCGTGGAGTTTGCCGCTTTCATCGGATATCCGACGGGTCCCAATGAAACTACGGGCCACAACATCCGGTTCACCGTGATCAACGGAGGTTCCCGATGAACGGATTCATCCTCCACGAAGACCCCTCGCGAGTCATCATTGCGACTGGCTTCTCAAACCCTTCCGACAACCGAAAGACCGGAGACATGGTCCAAGTGTGGATCCTAGTGAAATCCGTTTCCCCTACCGAAGCAATTCGAACGGGGTTGGACCGTTTAATCTGCGGAAATTGCGTCCATCGCGGGCACGAAGAAAACGGTCGCTTTGGAGTAGGCCGCTCATGCTACGTAAATCCTGGCCAAGCCCCCCAAGGAATCTGGAAAGCGTGGAAAGCGGGCCGATACTCTCCCTTGCGTAGTCTCGAGTGTTTCGCAGGCCGGAAAGTTCGCTTCGGAGCCTACGGGGACCCGACACATTTGCCGCTTTCCCTTGCGCTAGCAATTGCGGGCGTTGCAAGCGGGCACACAGGCTATACCCATCAGTGGAGAAAACCCTCTTTGCAACCTTGGCGTTCCCTTTTGATGGCCTCCGTTGACAGCGTGGCGGAACTGGTCATTGCCCGTTCCCTTGGCTGGTCAACCTTTCGCGTCGGCTCCGAAGCTAGCCCTGGCGAGTCCCTTTGCGCCAGTGAACGCATCGGAACCCCCTGCATGGATTGTCTCATATGCGCGGGTGCTCGGGGCGGACTCGAGTCTGTCCATATTCCCCCCCATGGAACCGGAGCCACGCATTTCAAGGAAGGAGTGACCAAGTGAAATTCCTTTCCCCCCCTGTCAATTCGCTCGAGGCAGTTTTCCCCGGAAAGGGAAAGCGGGCGAAGGAGATCTTCCGGATGAGCCGTCGTGAGCTCGAGCAATTGCCCGCGGGCGCTGCACGGGTTCGGGAATGCTACAACCCGCCTTCAACCCGGGACCTCCGGATGGAATGCCTGAACGAATTGCTCGAGACCCATGGGGTTGAGGCTTTCGAGACCGAAAAGGGTTGGTGCTATTACCTGAACGTAGGTGACCCATACGTCACGACGGTCTTGAAATTCAACGGGCACTATCGTCTCTGCTGTTGGGGAGACATTGCCGAAAGGTACGCGGTATGAGCGACCTTTTCCGCGCCCTAGGCTATCTTCTCCTTGGCGCTCTCTTCGTTGCCCTTATGGTTCTCTCAGCCCTAGCCGGGAACGGTTGACGAGTAGGCCACTCTCCCCCTTCGCCCCCGTATGGTTCGCCCTGCGGGGCTTTTCTTTGCCCTGATCCTGTCTCCACTCGCCCCGCTATTCCGGAGCCCGCAGCGCCCCGATTGCGCCCCGTCTCGCCCCCTTCCTTCCGTCCTTCCCAGTCAACCCTACCCCCGGAGCCAGGTTTCGCCCCCCTAGGACACGCCATGTCCGACGGCTTCGATTTAACACAAGCGCCCGTCACTTATGTCACAAGCGCCCGTATCCAGTCTTCTGATTTATCACTATTCCCCAATCCTCCATAAGCCATACGGAATTCGGAATTCGGAAATTAGAAATGCTAATGCCCCGATACCTCATCATGGAGCGGGATCGAGTTGGCCAATCATCCGTGGGTGTGAATGGAGCGGCAGAATGGAGCGGTTTCGGCCCTTCCGTTTCCAGCCCCGCGGACCCCGCTTTCGCAATTTGATGCGGAAGCCCCCCCTCCGACGCCTCCTAGACCCCTTTCCGCTCCAGCGCTGGGCATCCACATCCATCCATCGGACCCAGCATTCCCGCCCCCCCTGCTCCCATCCTCCGGATCCCCGGATCCCTGCTTCCAAGTTTCGCAATCCGGAATCGGGGGTTCTCAAAAATTGCCGCCGAGCGCGGGGCGTCTTAAAACGCCCCCGCAGCGTCTCGGCGATGCTATTTTTGACTCCCTTTTAAGGGAGTAGTAAGACTCCCTTTTAGGGGAGATAGCGGGGGGGGCGCGGAACTTTCTGGGACCGTGATTGGAAGTTCCTTCTGGATACTTGACGGGTGCCCCGGGAGAACGTACCTTGGTTCTCCTATGAGTTATCTAGAGAACGGTTCCACCCTCCGCGCCATGTTCCGCCTGATGCCGCCGATGAGGCACGACGCCGACCCTACTCGGTCCGAGGTCGTGACCTACATTCGCGAGAATCTGAAATGCGATCTTGGCCGTGCGCTTCGTGCGTTTGATTCGATGCGCCACATGAAGAGCGCGGTATTGATATTCGATCGTATCCATCGCCAGTGGCGTGGTTGTGATTGGGTTCCTGCTGAGGAGGTGGACAAGATATCACTATTGATGAGCACTGTGACAGAGCTGAAGCGTGATATATCATCATTGAGATCGGAGCTTCGGAAGGTGAAGGGCGAGGTTGTGTGGCTGCGTCGTCGCAAGGGAGGCAGGAAGACCGATGATGTGGCCGACTCGGAGGAGGATGATCTGGATTCGAAACCCCAACAGCAACAAGCCGCTCCCCCCGAAGAGAAAGCGGCTGATGGAGAGGACTGGTTTAAGGCTATGCGCGACGCCCTCGACGAGGATAAGAAGGCTTCTTCGGTGGCTGCGGCTCCTTCAGTTGCGCCCCGGTCATCACCATGGGATTCCACTGCTCCCACAGAATATCCTTGGGAGAATGCTGAAGATGTAGTGAGTTAGCATCCAGCCTTGATCCGCGCTTGCAGAAGGCCAGTTGGAACCGTCGGGGCTTCGACTGGCCTACTTCTACCAAGACGGCGATCTCCCGAGCCCAGTTGGCGAGTTCGCTGGATCCGAACCCGGAGTGGGCGAGTTCCATGGTGGTCATGGGTTCGCCGTCCTTCCGCTGGGCTTTGCTGATGTGGTGCATCCAGATCCAAGCGACCTTGGTCTGGTGGAGGATGGGCTGGAGTTTGTTCCGAAGGAACGTGCTGACCTCGCCCTGGTCGCTGAGGTCTCCCCCGAAGTAGGAGAAGAGCGGGTCACCGATGATGACATCGAGCTTCGATCGGGTGATGAATCTCTTCGCGTAGGCCAGGAATGCGTCACCGGTGCGGACGGCCTCGGTGCGGAAGTGCAGGTTCTCTTGGAGGATGCGGATGTCGGGCGTGTGCATGTTCAGCCCCTTGATGACGCCCTTGAATGCTTCGGCGAGGTCGCCCTTGTCGTTCTCGGCTTGGACGATACCGATGCGGAGTGGTCGTACAGGTGCAACACCGAAGAAGTCCCTGCCCATGGCCCACTGGATGACGATCTGCATCATCAGGGATGACTTCCCGATGCCGGTGCCACCGGAGATGATCATGGAGGAGCCGCGTGTGAGCCACCGTTTGCCGATGAGGTTATCCGGATCGTTGTCCGGGTCGAAGTTGATGAGGTCTTTGACCGTGACGACGGTGGCCTTGTCATCATCGGTCTCCCGATCGGTGAGCCAATCTTCCCATGATCGAGCGCCGAGGTTGATGTCCAACAGCTTCTGCTTCTCTTCGCCCCGCCAGGAGCCGGGGAGCCGGGAGAAGCGCGATGGGTTCTTGTTCTTGGGATCGACATCGGGGATTGCCGAGTAGATGAGGTCCCTGCGGGCGTCCCATTCCTTGCGGTTGGGGGCATCGACACGGACCCATGCATGGATGGACTTGCCACCGGAGTCGATGAGGACGCTGATGGGGAGGCCCGAGGAGCGGAGGAGCTGTTCCTGCTCGGCCTTGGGTTTGGAATCGAACTCCACCAGGACATGGCGGTACGCGCTGACATCGTTGTCGGAGCCGCTGTAGAGGTTGGGCTTGAACGGGTTGATGCGTACGAAGACGCCATCGGTTCGGTCGCTGCGGAACAGGATGGACTCGGGATCATCGAAGCGAGCGATCCAGTCCTCGAGGGGAAGGAAGGAGCCGGCACTGATTGGCCTACCATCCTCGACCTGCTCGCAGATGCAGACCACCTCGGTGGCCGCGAAGGCGGATGTGAGGAAACGCTTGAACTCCGATGCGTCGTGCGAGGCCGGTATGGGGGCTGCGGGCGGGTTTGATGGCGCGGACGGCTCCACGGACCCCTCTGGCACCCGCGGAGGCTCCACAGGCTTTGGCCTACTGAACCGCACCCGTGTCAGGTCCAATGGCTCAGCGGGGCTGCTTGCCGAGGAATTGGCGAGGTGCCCGCGGGGCTTGGAGTGGGACTTCTCATTGGCCTGTCGGATCTTGTGGAGGAGTTCGCGGTCCTGCCAGGGTGGCTGGCATGAGCGGTTCCAATCGGACAGGAGTGTGAATGCGTCTGTGTCTGACAGGCCGAAGCCGTGGACGAGGCCAACGGCGGCGGTGTAGGTTTGTGAGTGCCCTCCGGATCCGGAGATGGCTGGCGGTACCTTGGCGAGCCAAAGCGCCGCTCGTTCGAGGAGCGTTGTCATGTCGTTGATTTGTTGCTGGACTACGGACTGGTATCGAACGCGGACGAATCGTCTTGTTCGAGTGGGGGACTATCCTTGGTGATCCATGTGTGGTAGGCTCGAGTCTTCTTTGGGTAGGAGATCCACCCTTTCTTGATGCCGTATTCGATGAGGCGAGGGGCGTCCTCGATGAGCTTTCGGTTGATGTCGCTCATGGTGGTACGTTCCTCTGCGGTCAATGGGGCTGGCTTCTTGTTGGTTTCAAGGCGGCATTCGTACCATGGCTGCTCGTGTCTTGGGGTCTTCATGTGGGGAGGATGCGAGCCAGGATACAATTGCAGTAGGTACCCTTGGTTTTGGAGTTACATCGAGGGTGATGCACAGGATTGGAGATGACGTGTGCAGTGAGGTCGCTCGTGAGCTTGACCATGTCAGTGAGACGACTTGCTGCTTCGAGGCAGAGGGCTTGTGCGACTCCATCTGGTGATTCGATTTGGGAGCTGACGATCTTGAGTGCCGTTACGATGTCGTGTGTTGAGGACTGGTTCATGTTATTTCTGTTTGTGGATTATGATGCCGTTGCCCTTGGCGTCGGTGAGTTCGACTGATCGGACGTCTTCGAGGCGGGCCAAGGTCTTGATCATCTCGATGGGATCATGGGCTTGAGCGACGCAGGTGAGATGGATGTCTCCGTCGCCGTGGATCACTTTGAGGTCTTGCTTGGTACGATCCCTTGTAATGCGGATGGTCCGCCCCTCCGAGAGGCGGACCACCTTGATTGATTCAACGAGTGGGTATTGGTGACGGTTGCTCATGTTTGAAGGCCGCAGTGAGGACACTTCTTGCCGCTGAATGATTCAAGCGGTTTGACTTCAAGCCACTGGCAGAGGTCGGTGTAGGACTTGCGACCAAAGTTGTCCCATTTAAAAGGAGCGATCTCCCTAGATAGAACCGCGTTGCGAGCGGCCTCCTTGGATTTCAATTCGAGGAAGTCCATCAGCTTAGCGTTACGAACGCTGAGCCCGTAGGTCCACTTGGCCCGCTCGATATCGCGCTGCTGACCGGCTTTGATGATCTGATAGACCCGCTGCTTGGACATCTTGAAGTGTTCACCGATGAGACGATAGGTGAGCCCTTCTGATCGCAGCTTGTTAACTTGATCGATTGAATCGCTGAGTTTCATGTATATTCGCTTCTTGTCCTTCTTCTTCTTACTAACTGCCACTACCTCAAAGGTGTTTGCATTGCTCGGTACCTCTTCTGTGCTTTGTGGCACTGGACACACAGGCCGTGCTTGATTATGCATCCGCATCCCAAGCAATCGGCCAATTCGTGACATAACTGTTTCCATCGTTGTAGTTCCTCTATTGTTGTTTGTTGTTTTTGCTGTTCTTGATGTTCCATACACATGACAGTGAGATGTTGTACTTTTTGGACAACTCTGGGTAAGTGCGTGACTTGTCCTCTTTCAGGATGGCATCCCGGATCTCGGTTGGAACAGCCGGCCACCGCCGGTTGATCCGAGGGTTCGGATCCTTGAACGGAGTGACGTGGCCCACCATGCGAGACATGGACTCCTTGGTCAACCCCAATTGTTGAAGTATCGTCATTTTCCCCTTCTATTCGTTGGTTTCCTTGGATTTCAGTTCGTTGATGATGTCGCAGAGTCCGATAATCATTGCCATGTAGGCTTGGGGATTCTCAATCCCGTTGCGCTTGCAGGTTTCAACCCCTCGTTTCACTGCGTCCAATCCAACGTCGCGCCACGGCTCGTTGATGAAGTCGCTGATCCTGATGCTGCTCATATCTTTGACTCCCTGATTCCAGATTCCACTCGTTTCATCCCAAGAGCCTCACGCGCATCGTCACGCACTACAGGGCCGACGACGTAGCCTAAGTCTTCAGGACCGAAGAAGCGGTTGATGAACTGCTCCAGGTGCGCGATGCGCTCCTTGGCCTCCTCCAGCTCTTTCCAAGTCTTCACTCCGTCAATGGTTCTCATTTCTTCGATGGTCATGGTATTGGCTCCACAGTGATGTAGTACCCTGTCTCGCGGAATGGTCCACCAGGCAGGCAGTGTGCCACTCGATGGGTTGCATCGGAATCTGAACAGTCCTTGTCCCATCCATGCACATGGTGAATCCGACAATATGGGCACCAGACTCTGATGGTGTTTCCATTCTTGGTTCCTGCCAGTAAAGGCCATGCTTTCTTGTTCCAGCGTTTCATGGTTTCTCGGTAGTAAGTGATTTGATGTACTTGTTCCTCTCAGCCGGTTTGGCGTCGATGATGTACTGCAAAGCTCCGCAAGCATTCACGCTCGCGGTGTGTTCCCAGTCCTCTTTGTTGTCGTAGTACTCATGCCACCGCTCGCTGGGTGCGACGACAATCTGGCCGGTTCGATTGTGGCGGAACACGAATGCGGCAGGGCCGATGGGTACAATCATCTTCCCTCCAACCATTTTTCGAGGTCGTTCAACTCGTTCACTTTGGCTTCGAGTTCTTTGATGCGGTCGTTGAGACGATTGAGTTCCATCACAATCCCCCGTGGACGTACGTCGCTTAGGGACTTACCTTCTGGAGTCTTGATGCTGAATCCATTCAGTGGAGGCATTCGTCGCAATACGATGTGGGTGTAGCGTTTCACGGCTTGTCCTCCTTCTCATTCCACAGCAGCAGATCCGCTCGCAATGCGTCGTTCTCCTGCTCCAGTTGTTTGATGCGTTGTCGCAGCTTGTGGTTCTTATTTGT